ATCTCTTTGAACTGAGAAGAATTCATTTGTTCAAGGAACTCATTCATCTCTTTCTTAGTACAGTCGGAAGTAGTCCAAACTTCTTCCTCTGTGAAGATCTTATCAACACAGGATGCAATCAGTTCAAATGATTGATCCATTGCATTTTTGTTACTAAGTTCAAAATTATTTTTAATAAACTGATCAAGAGATGGATACTTCATCTCCATCATGATAGTTTCATCAAGTTTGATTCTCTTATTATGATCATCACTCTTCTGAACTTGAATGTCATCAAGATTGATAGTCACTGAAACTTGAGTTTCTTCATCATCTGGACAAACAATGTTTACCTCAATCTCTTCACCAACTGACTTGCCTCTAATGTTCAGGAAAAGATATTCAATGTCAAAGGTAGGAAGTTGTTCTACCTTAATACCCTTTGTCAGCACACA